ACTGGTAAAAATCTTGCTGCATCTGCAGCTAAAGCATTTAAGGCATTTCCACGATTAGGTCTTGCTGCAAAGTTAGTGCCTGGGCTTGGTGCAGCACTTGCTGCTGGTCAAGGTATTGCAATTCTCATGGATGACTCAATGTCTAAAGATGATAAGATAAAAGCATTTGGTGGTTTACTTGGTGGTACTCTTGGTTCTGCTGGTTTTGCTGCACTAGGAGCTGCGTTAGGTACTGCTGCATTTCCTGGCGTTGGTACTATTGGTGGTGGTATACTAGGTGGTGTATTAGGTTACTTCGGTGGTGACTATGCTGGAAGAAAAGCTGCAAGTTTCTTACTTGGTGAACAAACAGAAGAAGAAAAGGTTGCACAACAACTTGATGCTGGTGCTGGATTAGGTACTGGAAGACCACAAGGACAAACACAAGCATTGATGCAAAGTGGTGATGTTGATACTATGGAAGATATAGAAGATACTTCTAGTAGTGTTGCAAAATCTAAACCTACAACAGCTCAATTTAAAACTGGTTTTAGACAAGCAACTGAGTCAGAAATTGCAGAAAGAGTAACAAGATTAGGAATGTCTCGTGAAGAAGCAACAAGGTTGCCAGTCAGTTATAAAATTCCAGTTCAACAAGGTGGTGGTCAACCTATCGTAGTAAATGCACCATCCACTACAAATGCACCTGTAAATAACAATAGTACAACTTCAAGTAATAATGTTATTGTTGAAGCTGATCCAATGTTTAATAGAGTTTCTAGATATGCAATATAAAAAAAGAGGGGTTTCCCCCTCTTTCTAATAAAGTGTTTTGTAACTACCCAGCAAGTTTTGCAAAGTAATCCATAGTATCATCTTCTTCTTCTTTCGTAGAAGTAGACTCTACTGGTTTTGTATCAACTACTGGTGCAGAGATAGGAGCATCTTCCATCTGTTCTGCAACATTACCAACAGTAACACTACCAGATAGAACTGCATCAAGACGAGTCTTGAGTTCTTCATAAGACTTGAAGTTAGAAGCAGCAGTAAACTCATTTAAAGGATACTGTTTTTTCCACACTTCTTCAATCTTTTCATCATTATCAAAGATTGCAGATGGTGTATCAAAATCAGAACTATCGTAGTTCCAATAACCAGCAACCTTACGAATCTTTAACTTGAAGTTTGCACCTTCCCAAAAATCAAATGGGTTGATTGCCTTCTCGTCTTCAAATTCTGGTTGCATTGCAGCCATAATCTTATCAAAGATTTTCTTCCCATAACGGAACAAGAATACTTTACCTTCATTCTCTGGGTGTTTAGAATCTGACACCACATAGATATTAGAGAAGTATTGTAACTTTCTTTTCTGTTTACGAGCGATTTCTTTGTCTGACTCAATTCCAGTATTCCAGTATGCACTATTCATTTCTGAAACTGGGTCATTCTTTCCAAGAGTTGTCAAAGAGTTCTCAATGTACCATTGACCAGTCGGCCCTTGAAATGCATGATTCCAAACCTTTGCCCATGGCATATCTTCACCCTCTACTGCTGGTAGAAAACGAATAACTGCATAACCATTACCAGACTTATCTACTTCTGGTTTCCACAGTCTTTCATCTTTATATGACTTTTTCTCTTGAGGTGCGTTTTCTTTCTGTACTTCGCCAAGTAACTTATCTAGAGAATTGCTTCTCTTTAGACTTTCTAACGACATATTATATCTCCTTATCGTATGCTATTGTATAGTTCTTCGTATGTTAAATCTGTTCCAACTTTATAAAATTGTACTTTAGGAAAATCCTTCTGTACCAGTTTAAATTGGTTGTTCCAGTTAGTCGTGTTAAACCCACGACTATCAGCAGCAAGATAATTCTTACTACCTTTGTATATGTTATTTATAAGTTCTGCATAGTTACTTCCATCAAAACCTACCATATACACTTCCTCTGCACCATTCTTGCAAGCAAGATATAATGCAGTATTCCCAGCTGACCATCCTTTAGGATAGTCAATATTAATTACTTGGTCATTATATTCATCAACCCATGTAATATACATTCCAATATCTTTTTCTAACTTTTTTCTCAAATCATCTTTATCTAGTTGTGGATTATAGATTAATATTTCTTCCATAACTCTTTGAACTGAATCATATGTTTTACCTTGTACTACACAACCAGACCTATTGAGTTTTGGTGTTTCATATACAGGCCCTTCATTGTTTATCATTACCATTTGTGGGTCAAATCCTGCTGGTAATACTTCCCAATCAGAAAACCAACATTTATTATTCATTGCATAACCAGATTGATAAATTTCTTGTTGCATGGCATAGTCTACAGAAACGAGATTGTCAACTACAAAATCACGATAGATTGCATTGCACCCCCATGTGGTTGACCACTCACCCCCTATAATTTTATCTTTGGGTCTTGACTCCCCATTTCCGTAGACTATATGCTTCTTAATCAAAATCTCTTAACGCCTCCCACGACATTGGAAACTTACTATGCAAATGCCAATCAATACAATCTGCAATATGTTGTGTTTCTTTCTGTGTATCATCTTTACATCTTAGATTACACACTCTTACAAAAGCCATAAGACTTCCAGACCAATACCACTCTGTATATAGATTTTGTGGTAGTATCATTCTTGCCATCTCTGGTGCAATATTCGACTTCAACATATTCTGATATGTTGTCTTAATAAATTCTAAAGTAGAACCAAGATTATATTCTATAGTTTCATCACTAGAACCTTGCTTTTTATTATCTGCTTTCAATCTCCACTCTTGTGGAATATAAAACTCTGGTTCATCATCTACATAACGTCTTGATACTTCATTCCACACCAAACCGACTTGGTGTTTCACTAATTGTCTTGCAACAAAGATTGGAGCTTTAATTCTGAACTGCAATGATGCATGACCAAAAGGACTCCAATGATTGTGTTTTGCAAGATACTTAATGAGTTTTTCATCTTTATCAGATAACTCATTACTTTCTTTTGCGAAAGAGACTCGAGCAGCATTAACTACACTCAAGTCTGTTCCCATGACATCAATTAGGTTGACGTTCATATCGTTTCTTCTCCGTAAACGCCCTACGAGTGGGTCTATAACCTTTAGGCCACTCTGGTACACGAGTTGCAAGTTTTTTGCATCTCTCCCTTAACTCCTCGTTGGACTTAACCAACTCGGCGTTATCTGCTTCGAGTTCCTTAACTCGATTCTTGAGGTGCATATCCTCAAGAGCTTGAAATGCATTTTTAGCATTGATAGACATTACCATATTCTCCTATATTGGTAGTTGAGCAGTTTTTTCTAGGAAGTTTAGTTCCCTTGCATTTGCCTCAATTTTTTCTTTGAGACCCTTAGTAATCAATCGACCTACTGAATCTGGTTCAAGTTCATTCTTCTGACAATACCAGATAACAGCATCCAGATGATTGATATTCTTATCTTGTGCGACTTTCTCTATCTCTAATGAGAATGTTTTTGGTGTTTGCATTTTGTACCTTTTTTGATTGATTTAATATATTCATAGTAACATAATATAACGTATCTGTCAATGTAAAAATAAATATTATTCGTGTTCTCCACCATTTGCTCTACCAAGTCCACCAAAGTATTTTGGGTTTCTTTTTGCAGTTTCAAATGTACATACTGTGATTGCGATTGCAGCTAGAATGATAATGTGTACGATTGCAGTTATACCAAATATCCACATACTAGTAAAGTATGAACTAAATGCAATACACCACATCCATGCTAACACTTGCATTATCATATGTCTGGTATTTGTGTCTGGAATGTTCTTGAGTGGATTCCTATCATGGTTCATAACAGAGTTCCAAGTATCATAAATGTATTTCATATTCACCTCTTTAAAATTCGTGGTGGGTTTCTGTTGCTAAGTACCCACCGAACTCCATGAGATTAAGCAGCTAGTGCATAATCCTCGATTGCAAAATTATCGTTTGCATTTACTTAAATGAACTATTAAGCGTTCAACCTATGGTTCTACTCTTTCCTATCTCTATCTGTCGATCCTATTTCAGCCCCATAAGATACACTCGCAAGCAGTGATTCAATATCTCATCTACGAGTGTATTTGGTGGAGCTGATGGGTACTGCCCCCATGTCCAGTCTAGTCTTTGGATTGTATCAACAAACCATACTCTATTTATATCATGTTATTGTTACAATGTCAATAGGAAATCTCTTGTTTTTTTGTAGGTTTTCCTACTGCATTTTTTTGAAAATATGCTTTCAGACTTTCTTCGTTAAAACAATAAATTTTTGCAGGCCCACCAAAATGTTCTTGTGACAAAGATTCTACTCTTTTTCTGTTAATCCATGCTTCTGATTGACATTGTTCTAAACTTTGAAATGTAGGGTCTGTCAATACAAAATGCTCTGCTGAACCATCACTATACAGCTGCATTGATATTAGTACTAAGAACCATTTCATTTTTTTCTTCCCATTCTTTGATGGTATCTGTTAACATAGGTAAATACTCTGCCTTATTCTTAACAAACTCTTGAACAATACCATCTTCTGTTACAACTAGAATACAAATTTGATCTATTGCAATACCAGTTCGTTCTTCAAACATTTCTGCATAAGCAGACGCTTGAATATAATAACTCTCGTTCCATGCATCACTTCGTTCTTTTGATGAGGTCTTGAAGTCGATAATAGATAACTTTCCATCATACTCTGCAATACAATCGACACGACCAGCTACCTTATATTTATCAGAATAGAGTCCACACTCTTGTGCATAAATGTTATCTATTTTTTGCAGTACAGATTCTTTAAGTTGATTAAACAGAACGTATGGTAAAAATTTCTTTTTGTGTTTTTCTTCATCAAAGTCATTGTTAAGATAATCTTCACACATATGATGTACATGAGTTCCACGAGTTGCAGCCTTTCGTGCAACATAGTTCGCTACATCTTCACCTACTCTTTTTCTCCACTCAAAAAGTCCTTTCTTATTTCTTACAGAAAGAACTGTAGTAATTGATGGGTACTTATTACCCTCTGGAGTTTCATATAAACGAACTCCGTCAGTCGTTGTTGCTGTTATCTCTGGTAGGTTTATCGTCTTGTGGTTGTACATCATTATCACTTTCTTCATGTTTATATTCTGGTGGAACTTTACCCCACCCTACTGTTCTTTCCCAATCTCTTTGAGTATATCCACCATATGGTAGTTTAGACATTCCTCATACGTTCCACAAGTCTATCTGCTCTTTTAGTTACTTGGCGATACCATCTGCTGTCTACCATCTCATCTGCGGCTGCGTTCCAGTCTTTTGCATCTACGCCTCGTTTCATGCCCTTAAATTTGGACAATCTTGGTCGCCCCATATTAAACATCATGTTCGCAATTATTCGTTGCACTTCCTCTGGTAAGTCATCAAAGTCTGGATATAATTTGTAGCAGTCTGACAAGACATTTTTGATATCGGAGTCGAATGCTTCATTGCATCTATCTTTTGAGACAAGAGTTCCAACTTCCCAACCATGTTCTGGGTCTGATTCCAAAACAAGATGGCCGATCCCAAAAGTAGGCAGACCAAGATGATCCAAATAAATCTTTCCAACTGAGCCTTCATCATATTCAATTTCCTCTCGTAGTTTATCTATGTCCATTATTCTATCCCCATTCCTAGTTTGGTTTTTTGTATTAAGTAACTTCTAACAAAGCCTGACCTAACAATATCTCCTATGTCAAACTCTGTACAATTAAATTCATTCATTTCTTGTAGAATTTGCAGAAAGTTCATTAGTCCGTTCTTCTCATTCATTCTTGTTAAATCTGATTGGCCAAAGTCACCACAGAATACTATCTTGGAGTCTTGACCTACTCTTGTAATAATTGTATCTAATTCATGGAAGTTTAGATTCTGACACTCATCTACAATGATGATACTATTATCAAAAGTTAGTCCTCTAAGAAATGATGTTGATAAAAAGTAGAAACTACCTTGTGCCTTTAATCTATCATATAACATAGAGAACGCTTGTTCGTTTGGTTGTTCAAACATGAACTGCATCATATTACTATATGGTACTTGATACAATGCAGCTTTATCTTCTTCATCGCCTGGTAAGAAACCTATTTCTCTTGTTGGTATGAGAGAACGTACTACGATAACTTTATCATATGGTGTATCGTTTTTGAGTACATCTTGAAGTGCAAGATATAATGATACAAATGTTTTTCCAGTTCCAGCACAACCAAACAGAAATTGATTTAAACCTTTTTTCCAAGATTCAAATACTATTTTTTGACTATCGGTTACTGGTTTAATTGTAGAAAGTTGATTATAAGTGATGTCTTTTTGTTTTGCCATTATATATTCCTATTAAAGTGGAGTAGGAGTGGGATACACTCCATACTCCTTACATGGAAGCTGATACACAATATATTGTTTCCATGCAATATTATTTATATTACTTTACAAGTTGACCTTGTTTATATTCTTGACTAATTGCATTTAAATCATGTGATTTACCAATACTCTTAGCGTGTTTAGTTATAGCATTAAATGTTTTAATTTCTTTGTGATTTCTGCCAGTTCCATAAGTTTGTGCCATAGGTGAATTGGGATGTGCTTCTGCAATCCTAGACATATTCTCTTTGAATCCATCATCAACTTTATGTGTTTTACCAGAGATACCACTTACGATATTTGGTGCAGTAATTACTTTTGTGAAACTTGGATGTTCTTCTAAAAATGTTTGGAGTTCATCATATGTACATACTGTATCAAAATGTTTTCCATCATCATTATTCTTGATTGTGTAAGTCGGCAATTTCTTTCCTCAATTTATCATTTTCTTCAATTAGTTCTTTATTACGAATAAGTACATCATAATGACATTTTGTTAATTCTTTCATGTCCAACATCAAACCACTTGTGTGTGAATGTTGCTCTTCAATGACGGCCTCTTTTTCTTCTTCTTCTCTTAACCGCCTGCCCATGTATTCATAATATCTTTCGTCTGAAACCATTCTGGTATCTCCCTATTCTTCCAACTCGCAAAAGAGTTCTTCTCAACTATATAGTAGTTTCTATATGCAAGTATAGGATTGTCTTTAACCTTACACATATCAGGCATACATTGAGGTAGTTGTGTTCCTTTAACCATAGGTATATTCTTTGGTGGTCTTAAAAGTAACATAGATGGTTTAGATGAACCATGTACTTTACCATAACGATTTGTATATTCTGCAAGTGTAGCCATGTAGAGTTTATACATTTGAAAATAGTTTTCTATGGATTCACGAACCCATACTGCTGATGGGTGATTAATATGAGAGGCTTTGTATAGTACATCTTCTCGTTCATCATTTAATCTCCATCTTTTAATTTTACGATTGTTTGCAGTTTTACCTAGATACATTTCTCCATCTAGTAACCTATGTGCAGTAGACATGAGTTGTGCATATTCAATAGGCATCTTGACTATATGTTTGTCAATATGCCACTTTGCATTTTGTATAGGGTCTTCATGTAGATAAAATATATTCATCACTTCTCCCATTTATAAAATATGTGGTCACCTATTTCCACAGTTTTAGTTTTAGACTTTCTCCATGCTGGAAACACATAATCTGCATGGTAATGTGTTGCACCATCTGTAATGTCCAATATAGTAATGCCTGGAATCATTGACACATATGATAGATTATATATCTCTTTATAGATACGTTTATCTTTTTTATGTATCACATCTTTCTTACCATCACAATACCAAGAAAATTGACATCTATGTCTGATAGGATAGTGAGTTCCATTCTTTTTCCAAGACTCTCTTGTAGGCCCTTGTTTGACAACCTCACATACAGTATTAGGAAATCTTTTATCTTTTACTCTATTCAGAGTCACAGAGATAACTGCACTCCAACCAGCAGTTCCTTGA